CTTGGGTTACCTTCTCACAGATCGTCCTGCACCGCGCAGGCGTTGAGGAAGGGGAAATCTACAATGCACGGCACCCTCTGTATCTGAGACACGAGGGAGAGGTCGTGCAGGATTGCCTGGGCACTGACGTGATAGCGGCGGGCCAAATATGCGAGGGTCTCCGGACCCCAAGCAGGCGTCGGCTCCGCCCTGCAGGTCCAGGGCTTGTTTTCGTCGGGACGCTGTTCCGTGATCGGGCCCTTGGTGAGCAATAGGACGCGGTCAGCAATCTCCGCCAAAACCGGGACATGTCGGTTCAGCGCGAGCTGCTTTGCCACGCCCCGGACCCAGGCCACGGGGTGTCCGACGGGCTCGGCCTGCCAGAAGGCCTTGTACAGGCGGCGGCCCAGGGTAGGACCCCAGATCCACCTGCCCGAAACAAGGTACGGCATCTGGCCGAGGTAAGTCACCTCCGAGATATGCATAGCCGTCTCCTCCTTGACCACGAGGCCGAAGCGCTTCAAGTGGCGGACAGGCTGAATGTCCCGGATGTCGAACCTGCAGCCCACGATCGAATCGTCACCGACAACCGATATGGAAACATACCGCTCAGCAAATTCAATGTGGGCTGGTGTCAGGTCCTCAAGCTCACACCCCGCCAGCTCAGCCGCAAAGGCAGAGGCGAGGCAGAGCCCATTGACCAGGGCGTTGGCCAGGGCGGTGTCATCACGCCCCGACGCATTACAAATGGGCGCATCGTACGTGATCGTGACCCCCTCCTTCCGGACCTTGCACTTGCCCTTGGGCTTCCTCCACACATCGATCGCCCTCCAGAGGGATGGACAGGACGACCTCGGGAAGACCCGGGCGTACAACCCCTCGATTAAGGCCCAACTCTCGGCTGAGTGGGTCGCATCGAAGGCGGAGTAGTCCGCAAAGAAGAAGGATTGACACGTGGCATTGCGCTCCAGCCACTGGTCCAGCACCTCAGGCGCCGCCGATCCGTAGAAAATCCAATTCTCCACGTGCCACACCTCCTTAAGCCTCTTCGTAAGTGGCTTGAGGTATGGGCCGGCCCCGAGATGGGTCTCGTCATGGGGCGCTTGGATCAGCCGGGCGACGTAGCGTGCCTCACTGGCGTAGGGGACGCCCCCAATCGGTTTGAACCACGGAAGCTTCTCAGTCTTAACAAAAGCTGAGATCAAACCATAGTCCCGATGGGGCTCCCCACGCTCGATGAGCTTCTTCCACGCACGCACGAGCTCG